GGCCAGGGGGGGGGCAAAATCTCATGGAATGGCCTGTCAGATAGTTTTCGATGATTGTCAACGAGTACCAGGACTGAAAGTATTGTACCTGCGCTCGGTTGGCAAATCAGCGCGTGAAAGTTTCGAGGATTTATTGAAGAAAGCGATGCCGACAATGATGCAGTATTATGTTCGGTCAAGGTCGGCGGTTGAGTTGTTCAACGGTTCACGGGTTATTTTGGGTGGGTTTCGTAACGAGCGAGACATTGATAGCTATCTCGGTATTGAGTATGACCTGGTTGCTATAGATGACGCCCATTCGCTCAGCAAGTCGAAAACTGACCAGGTGCTTGGTTCATTGCGTACCAGCAAGGACAACTGGCGGCCTCGTAACTATATAACATTTAATCCTGGTGGTATTGGGCATGGCCATCTAAAGCGCCGATTCGTGGAACCTTGGCGCAAGAAGCAAGAGACGGACACACGGTTTTTCTTTTCTCTTCCAGAGGACAACGTTTTCCTCAATCCCGAATATCTGCAATACTTGGAAGGGTTGACCGGCTGGCTATACAAAGCCTGGCGCAAAGGCGATTTTGACATCAGTGCTGGGCAGTATTTCACGACCTGGGATTATGACACGCACGTTATTGAGCCATTCGGCTTGCCGCGCAACTGGCGTTATTGGCTAGCGATGGACTACGGTTTCACTCACTATACCGTGTTTCATTTGCTTGGACAGTCAAATGATGGTATAGTGTACGCGATAGACGAACACGCGGAACGCCGGTGGCTGGTCAAACGGCACGCGCCGGCAGTCAAGGCGATGGTGCACCGCAATGGACTGGAGTGGTATATGATTGAAAAGTGCGTGGCTGGCGCTGACGTGTTCGCTCAACGCGGAACCACAACAGCCACGATAGCCGACCAGTATGCCGACAATAACATCGTACTGGAACGGGCGCAGATGGACAGGATAAGCGGGGCAGCTAACATCCTTGATTATCTAGGAGATCCGAACGGGCAACCAGTTATTGAGCCTCACCTATTTATTTTCAACCGTTGTTCCCGACTGATTGAGACGCTGCCTTTGATGGAACACGATCCACATAGACCGGAGGATGTACTGAAGGTGGACGTAGACGACGATGGAAACGGCGGTGACGATTTTTACGATGGCTTTCGTTATGCCCTAATGGAAGCGCCGCATCGTGGCGGTGCATGGACGGTAAAATATGCCTGAAAACGCAGCGACTACAGTAGCCTTGTCCTATCTCCAGGATTTAGCGGCCCGGAATAGCAACCGACGCAATTCATACACAACCTACCGCCAGTATTATGACGGCAGCATAGGCCATGACCTGATGGAGCGGGCCAAGAAGTTTATGAATTTGCCCAAGGATGTTGAGTTTAACCTCAATATTTGCGACATTCCGGTTGACGTGATCGCCGAACGGTTGAAAATCACAGGCGTGACCTGTGACAGTGACGAACAGCAAGTGAAACTGTGGAACTGGTGGACAGCAAACCGAATGGACGGCGTGCAAAAGAACGTCTACCGTGATGCTTTCCGAGACGGTGACGGTTACGTGTTAGTCAGTCCACCAGATGAGAGTGGTATACCTCAGTTTACACACGAGCAGGCGCACGATGGAGATTTTGGCGTCGAGATGGTTTACGGCGATGACCACAAACCGTTGATGGCTTGGCGGTATTGGCGCGTTAGCACCGTGGGCGATGCTGGTTATGTGCGCCGGAAAAACTACTATCTTCCAGACAAGATACAAAAATACATCAGCGACGAAAGGCAAAACCGTGGAGCGTGGACAGAGTACAAGGATGAAAACGACTCGCGCTGGCCGATTCCCTGGGTAGATAGCAAGGGCCAACCGTTGGGCATCCCGGTGATACACTTTGCCAACAAGTGTAACGTGGATTATGGCGTGAGTGAATTGCGCAAAGCCATTGCAGTTCAGAACCTGCTCAACAAATCGGTAGCAGACCTGATTATGAGCGCCGATGTGGATGCTTATGCCATTCTGATTTTGCTTGGTTTCAGCAAGTCGGATATTGAGGATTTGAAGATTGGACCAGGCGCGATAATCGGTAATAGCAATACCGATGCTAAAGCCACTCGCCTGGAAGCCGCTGACCTCACGAAAATGATGGCATTGGTGGATTTCTTCATCGTCAAAATGGCGCAAATCACCCGCACTCCGATTTCCTATTTCCAATCATCGCGGCAAATCTCCAGCGCTGAGAGCCAGAAGCAAGACGAGTCACCGCTGATTTCCAAAGTTGAGGATCGTCAAGTACCTTTCGGCAATGCCTGGGAGGATGTGTTGCGGATGGGGCGCAAACTCTACAACACGTTTGGCGATGGCGGAATGGATGAAGAGATAGGAATTGAGGCGCAGTGGGCGGATGCTCAGAAGCGCAACGAGAAAGAACAGGCCGATATTGCCAAGATTCACAAAGACCTCGGCGTGCCTGAAAAGTACGTTTGGGCAAAACTAGACTACACGCCTGAGCAGATTGACAAAATGATGGAAAGCGATGAATATCAAGCACGTCAACAGTCCAGGCAGGCGATGGCGCAACTGGGAATGATGACGGCGAATGCGCCGAGTGAGGAGGAAGATGCCACCTAACCCCCTCGCTCAAGCCGTCAAATCCACCAAGCGCAATGATCGTTGGTTGCTCGGTGCCTATGGTAAATATCTCGGCACTGCTCAACACCCACGCGGTGAACTGTTGTCAGTTTATCGCAAATATCGCAGAATGCTTTGGGATATACTCAATGCCCAACGTCCCACGATGGCGCAAGAGATTTCAATACTGATGCTTGATGCACGGCGTGAGATTGAGGGTGTTATTCGTAGAGTGTTGACATTGGCGAGTCAGCGAGGCCGGCATAATGCACAGGAACAAGCGCAATTTTACCTCAATGACGGCCTTGATTTCCAGGTAGCCGGTGAACTAGCCGACACCGCTGCCGCACAAACCGCCTGGATAAACGCGTTTGACAGTCAGGTGCTTGCTATCCAGGCTCACGTCGCCGCTGGCATCGCAACGGTTGAAACGATCATCGGTGACCAAGACAGGATGGGACTGTTTCAACCTGCACCGATGCAACGCGAGGGTAGCCGGTGGATACCACAAATAATGTGGATTGCTTGGATTGCTTGGATCATTGGGTTGTTGTGGCCGAGGGAACAACAGTTCCAGAAGCAAGTAATTGCGGCGACGGATAGCAGGACGACAGAGTGTTGTCTAAATGCCAACGGCCAGATCGTCAGATTCAGGGGTAAGTTTAGGTTGACTGGCACGCCACGCTTTGCACGCCGAATGGACTGGACGCCATTCCACTGGTACTGTCGATCAAGCGTGGTGTTGTACAAGCCTGAGTATGACGACGGAATCACAGAAAGACAGAAGGCATTGAGCGCTGTGGAGTGGAAACGGCGACGCGAAGAGGCAGAGAAAAAGAGGTGAAAAATGACATGCAACTTGGAGTGTCTTGCAAACACTTGACGCCACCAAAGAAAGCCAATACCCCGACCTGAGCTTGCAAGCCGTCAAGGTGGCGAGACATCTGCAAGCCTTGCCTTGCGACCAATCACACTGGATCAAGCTCACCAAACAGCGCCAAAAATGGCTCTTGGTCGTCGTGCCTGTTCCGCGAGCGACAAAAACGATAGTTATAGAATAGTTGCAAATCACATCATCCTGTGCTATAATAGACAGGTATAATTGAATAATACGCCCTGACGCTTGAGGGCAAGAGCACCAGGAACGGAGCTACACGGCGCTATCTCATTACGAGATGGCGCCCTTTTTTGTTTTAACCTACGCCCGACGGGGCGGCAACTAATCGGAGGTAGAAATGTCAGAGCAAATAGATGTAAAAGATGAAAAAACAGATGTAACCAGCACGGACGCGGAAGTAACGAAACCGAAAACGGGAGACACGCCCGGTCAAGAAAGTGGAACAAAAGCGGCAACGTTCACGCAGGCTGATATAGACAAAATCATTGCTGACCGCCTGGCGCGTGCGAAGGATGGATGGGACAAGAAAGCGGCGGATGCGACCAAGAAAGCGGCAGACAAGGCCGAAGAGCAACGACTCAAGGAACAAGCGGAATGGCAGGCGCTCGCAGAGAAGCACGAGGCAGAACTGGCAGAAATCAAGCCGCAGTATGAGGCCAGCGCCGAGAGGCTGGATCGCTACACTACAGCCCTGACAAGCTATCTTGAGTCGGCGCGGGCTGGAGTTCCGGGCCACATCATCAGCTTGCTTGACAACCTAGACCCGGTTGAGCAACTGAACTGGCTTACCGAACACGCCAGTGAACTGGGTAAGCCGCTAGCGCCGAAACTGGATGCTGGTGTAGGTAGCAGCGTAGATCCGAAAAAGGTCTTGTCCGACGAACAGAAGGAACAGATGGCGCACAGTATGGGAGTTGACCCGCGCTTTCTCCCTGACGATATTGGTGAATTATTCGAGTAGAATCTAGGAGGTATAAAAATGGCTATCGCCAGAGATACAACTGCAAAAAATGTCCAGCCTCTACCGGGTGCGGTCGTGCGACGTGGGTTAGTCGGCGCAACGGTGGCGGCTGGTGAGATCGTAGAGCTTCAGAGTGATGGGTATTGGGATCCTGCCGTTGCCACTGCTGCTGTGATTAGGAAGCTCGGTATTGCTCTGAATGCCGGGACTGCGGCAGGAGTGGATAGAATCGACATCGTGGAGCACGGCCCTGTTAACTGTTTGACCGGGGCCAGTCCGGGTGCATTGGTTTACGTCTCGGACACCGACGGTGAACCGAGTGAATCTGCCGGGACGAAAAGCACGGTTATCGGAAAGTCGGAGAGCGCGACGGTTTTGTATGTCGAGCCTCAGATCATCGACTTTACGTAAGGAGTGAAATAGACAATGGCTAATTTAGGCCCAAGAAGTTCAAAACATCTCGTCGTATTGACGGGATGGGATGCAAGCCAGCTTGAATTGCTCAAGCTGGAGGATGGTACAACCTACCAGCAGATCGTCAGTCAAATGTCTGTCGGTCTAGCCACTGTTGTCAACGAGTTTGCGAGTTCGTGGTATGCAAACCTGATCTATGTAACCGATGAAGTGACCAAAGAGTACCGAGTGGGTAGCTCCAACGGCTTTGGTCGCTATACTGAATACTCACGTCCCGATCCGCAGCGTGCAGCGCTAGAAGGACACATGTACCCGCTCATTGCTCACGACCGGGGCCTCGAATGGACGTGGGAATTCTTGCGCAAGGCGCGCCTATCTCAAATTGAGGCTGACATCGCTGACGCGCTGAAGGACGTGCGTTCACTGATGCGCACTGAAATCCTGGGGCGTTGCCTCCAACGCGGTGACGATAGCGGCGTAGCCAGTGGTCTAGGTACTGGGGGTTACTCTCCAGGATTCGCCACGACTGCCGGTAGCACAAGCGTGGACTTTGACCCGCCCGACTACAACGGCACGACCTTTGACAACACGCATGAGCAC